GTTACCGAGTCGAATGGCTGGCCATCGACGAATATTTTCGAAATGCTTCGCCTCATGCTGGTTCTCCCGCCGGGACGTAGGATGATGTCAGGTACTGGTCGATATCAGCGGTGTCGAAAAAATACCTACCGTTTATGAGGCGGAAGGCAATCGGCGGGCATGGGCTCAAGCACCACCGCGTGAGCGTTCCGCGCGTGATGCACAGCCGCTCCGCTGCCTCTTTGGATCCGATGAGCTTCCCGCGAATAACTGGATCCCTCATGCCGATATGACTCCATCGTCCTCAACCCCGATAGCCGCCCTCCGCTGATCCGGTGTCATGGCGTCCCATATCTCTTTCCACTCGGCAACGGTCTTGGAGAGGTAGGCGTCCACCGTATCCTTCGTCCATCGCCGCTTACCCGGGAAATCCGAGACACCCCAGCGCGGGAGGAGCCAGGGCTGATCGCGCTTGTAGAGTGTGGATTCGGCGTAGGGGCCGAGCTCGGCGATGTCGGAGACTCCGAATGTCTCACGGACCCCGAGGCGGGCCATGAGGGCGTCAAGCTTCCGCTCGAACCGATCGAACTTTTCAAGAATGCTATCTTGAACCGCCCCTACGTCGCTCACCGTTTCCCCCTCTGCATGAAGGCCATATAAGCGGCCGCTAGGAAAGACCCGACGACGCTTAGGAAAACCGCGCCGCAAATGATCGCCGCGCATACCAGGAGAAAGACCGTCATTTCAATGACTCCTCTATACGCTCATCGCGTTCGCTCTCGTCGCCTGAGGCTTTGCAAAGCAAGTAGGCTAGTACCGCCGCGCCTATCGCGAATGAAATCAGGATCTTTAAGATCATCTCCTCGCCTCCAATACCCGGTCGGTTGTGATCGCGTCGCGTATCGCCTTCTGTACCGCCTCGCGCCAGAGGACCCTGATGATCTCCTCGCGGGTGAAGCCGTCTTGAAGCACCATCTGATCGACGATCTCCATGACCATGCTCTGCGCCTCTGGACGGTTTAGCGGCATAGCTACTTCCCTTTCTTCGCGCGCTCAGCGCGTCGGTCTTTACCTCTTGGGCTTTGTTTCCCGTGCCCCGACTGCACCCACTGCTGGAGAATCAATGGCAATCCGCAGCCAGGGCATTTCATCTTCCGGCCTTTGGGGGTCCATTCCGTTTGGATATCGTCCGGGATTTCGTTCTTGCACTTCGGGCAAATAGCTATCGACATAGGGCCCTCATTTCATCGCGCATGATGTTCTGCTGGTAGATTTCGTTCTCCGCGACAAGCCTGGGCGCGGGAAGCTTCACGACCTCCGCCGGTCCCGGGATCTCATCGAACGGCACCCACGGCGCGCCGGGGCCTAGAGCCTTGCGGTAGAGCGTGCCGTCGCGGTCGCGCTTCATGGCGTAGACGAGGCGGGGGCGTTTCATGCGAGCCTCCGAATTTGCTTGAAAGAACCCTCCCCCGGGTTTACGATGGAAGGAGCCACAACCACCGAATCCCGAAGGAGGGAAAGAACCATGAGTGATGAACGAACGATTTGGATTAAGGCACTGGAGTTAGGAGTCAATTTCCTAGGGGCGGGCGGAACGTTTCCCGAAGGCGTGCAACTCCCAACAAGCGGATCTGATCTTGACGACGAAGACTTGGATTCCTTGCGAATCTCCGATGTAAAGAAAGCCGCTAATGCCTTCATGGAAATCATTAAAGAAGTTCCTTAGCCCTTCGGCCTCTTGGTGATCTTGAGGACGATTATCTCCACGGCCTCAAGTTCGCCCTTGCGTCCTATGAATGCGGTCGTCCCCTTTTCGATAAAAACGACGTCATAACCGGCTCTGCAAAGTGCAAGAGCTAAAGCGTTGTAGTCCTTCCGATCCATACCTTCCTCCTTCTCTTTCTTCGCGATCATGCTTGCGCCTTCGCTTCGGCGTTGGCCTCATCCAAGGCCTTGTCCGCCCGCTCCCGGGCTGCGTTTAATTCGCCTTTCCGTTGGTTCATGTATTCAAGGTGGTCCGTTATCAAATACCTGGCCATCTCAAGGATCTTGAATCCGTCGTCAGCTAGGCCCGTATCGCCATGATCTATGCCGACCTCGATCATCTTTTCGCTCAGATCGACCATGTCGGCCGCTATTCGGTAGATCGTTGATTCGGGGGCTATATTGCTCATGCCGCTCCCCTAGCCGCATCCGACGCGATAGCCCGGATTTTCTCCGCTACCGGCCCGAGTTTATTCGCCGCTTCCTCTGCCGTCGCCTTCGGCTCTTCGATGGCCGGAGGGTCCGGGAGGAACCCGAGGGCGCGCTGAACCTGCGCCGGGGTGATGGTCCGGTCAGCGGCCATGATCCGGAGCTCGCGGAGTTGTGATGCGGGCGGCAGCTTCGGCTGTAAGATGATGACGCGGGGCAGGGCTTCCTTCGTCGCGTTGTCCCGGTAGAGAGCTGCGGCCTCGGGCCCCATCCCTTCGGCGATGATGGCCAGGGTTTCCTCTAGGCTCCAATCGGCGGGAGCCATAGGCGAGCTTGCGGAAAGTTTTTCCGCAACTACGGCATTTTTTTCCGCAAGGTCTTTCACCCATCCTCGGACGGCCCGGTCAGTTCTTGCTACGGATTCGGCAATCTGCTTGGTGGTCATGCCGCGCCTTCAATCTTCCGGGGCCTTAAAATCAAGTCCCCTTCGGTATCCTGGAATAGGTCAACGGCATCCCCGGCGTTGATTCCATGGTCTTCCATCCATGCTTTTGGGATCGAAAGAGAGAAGCCGCGCTTTCCTTTCTGCCCGATTCGATAGGTTTTGATCCGAACCAGATTATCCAAAGCCCCTCCAGTTGTCGGCAATTGCCGACCGATAGGGCCATCTTAGTCTAACCTTGCCGACTTGTCAAGACTTTTCGTCGGCAAATGACGATATTTAGGCTACATGGACTTCATGGGAGGAATTCGGAAACTACTAGCGGTTCGGGGAGACTCTCCGGCCAATCTCATTGAAAAGACAAAATATCCTAGGGCAAGAGTTTATTCTTGGTTTGACCAGAAAAGGAAAAGCATACCGAACGTTCACGACGCCATTGGGATTGCCTATGCGTACGGAGTAACCGTAGAAGAAATTGCCGACGGTGACCACGGCCGCGACTACGTCATCGACTGGGCCGGCCGCCACGGCGCGAAATGGAAACCACCGTCCAGGATCGCCGAGATCGTCTCCGATCTGGAATACGTCAACGACGATTTCCTGAGAATAATGGCGATGACCGTTAAATCGGCTGCAGATCTCGAGAGAAGCAAAGGACAATTAGCGGCGGAATCAAAACCCCAGGCGTATGGCTAGAAAATAATTTGATTGACTTCCATGAAAAACGTTGTAAAATGAGCCTCGCAGGTGCGTCTAAAAATTGGGGAGAATGTAAAATCCTGCAATTCATAATTAAAAATAATTGGATGCCGACCGCGCGGCCGACTATGAATAATTGAAAACGGGGAAATGATGAAAAAGATAATAGCTGCTCTCTTTATCGTCGCGTCGTTAACGTCCTGCCTTTCAGTAGAGAATACTCCTCCGCCTAATTTTACTTCGACAATTACATCTGAAAATGATACCGGTCTTGCCGAGATCGCCATAACCACAGAATGGCAGAGTAAGTCATTCTTTGCCTGGGCTGAAGGTATATCTGGATTTGAACTTAATGTTAAAAATAATTCTGATAAGATTATTAAATTGGTATGGGAAAGTTCTTCTCTATCCTATAACGGCAATTCCTACACCCCGTTCATTACTGGGCAGAAATATATAGAAGCTTCGAGACCTATGAATGCTACAGTTATTCCAGCCAAGGGTAACTTCAATATAGATTTATTTTCTTCTGGACAACCGTATTATAGTTGCGGAACCTATGGATCTGGATGGATGATGAATCCCATCAATTCACCAAGTGTTATAATTTTATTATGTATTCAATCCGGGACAGCTGAGGATTACTATACAATTACGGTTACAAAACAATAATTTTATAAATGGAGCGTAAACCAATGCCGAATAAAGTCCTTCGCTCAACCCACATGGGTACGTTGAAAATCGGAGACATCGAACTGGGGTGCTATGTCCTTGAGGATAAGCAAAGAGTATTCAGCGCCAGTGATTTCATTTCAATTTTCAACTTACAATCCGGGAATTTAGAACCGAAACATAATACCACAATTTTGAAGCGTTTCCTTGAAAAAATCAGGCTTAATTCTATTATTACTAATGATTTAGAAAGCCCACAAATTAAGCCGATTCAATTTGTAGTTGAGGGCGGACGAGGATCTCCGATAAATGGATATATGGCTGAACTATTGCCCGAGATTTGTAATGCGATTTTGAAGATGCAGACAGAGAATTGGCTTCCCATTGAGATGCGAGAGGCTGCGCGCCGCAGCCGGAAGCTATTGAACAGCTTCGCCAAGGTCGGCGTGATCGCTTTAATCGATGAGGCCACCGGGTATCAAGAGGTCAGGGATAAAGATGCGCTCCAGAAAATACTTGATAAGTATCTTCGCAAAGAATGGGCAGAATGGGCAAAGAGATTCCCGGATGAATTCTATAAAGAATTGTTTCGGCTTAAGGGCTGGGAATGGCGCGGGATGAAGGTGAACCGTCCGAGCGTGGTAGGGACCTACACAAAGGATATAGTCTATAAAAGGTTGGCGCCTGGAATTCTTGAAGAGCTTGAAAGTAGAAATCCACTTCTAGAAAGTGGACAGAGAAAAGTCAGACATCATCAATGGCTAACTGATGATGTTGGCCATCCAGCGCTTACTCAACATATCTATGGAGTCACCGTCCTTATGAAATCGTGCATTGACTGGTCGCAATTCAATAGAGCTTTAACAAGAGTATATCCAATGATCGGTGAACAAAAATGGCTTGAACTTGAAGAGAACGAGGCATAAAAAAATAAAGGCCTCCGGATAAACCGAAAAGCCTTTACCGACCGGGAATTCCCAATCCGATAATAATCTACCACGCTGTTCGTATTTTTGCAAGAATATTCGTACCTATTTGATTTTTAAGGCTTCCCCTTCGTCTTTTTCTCTATCGCCTTCGTAATCTTATTGATCGCGTCTTGTGGGGTATGGAGATAGCCCTTCGTCGTCTTCAGGTCAGAATGCCCGAGCAGTTCCTGGATGTATCGAAGCTGAACGCCTTGGGCCTCCAGGACCGACGCAAGCGAATGGCGGGCCGAGTGTGGGGTGATCTTGCGGCCATTGAGATCGATCCCCGCAGCCTTTACCCATCGTCGAAACATCGAGGCGAACATGCGCGGGGACGGCTGGCTACCGTCGGCGTAGGCTAAAGCAAATTCGTGCTTTCCGTGGGTCTTCCAAAGCGCGCGGAGGGCGGATTGGAAGATGTCGGGGAAGGGAGCGTCCCTGAGCTTGTGGTGCTTTGGGTCTCCGAGCTCGCGGAACCCAGGAGAGTCGAAACGCTTCCAGGCATGGCGGACGTGGATCGTCTGGGCCTTCCAGTCGAGATCGTCAGGCTGGAGCCCGAAAAGTTCCGATCGACGAAGGCCTGCCCAGAACATCCCCGCGGCGACGGCGCGTTCCATCTCATCCGCGAGGATCCCGGGGGCGAAGAGCTTGGCCACCTCCGCTTCCTCAAGCCCGGTCCTGGTCCGTCGCTGCGTCGCCTTCGGGCGCTCGATGGATCGGAACGGATCCACCCATCGAGGGTGACCCATCTGGTATTCGCGGAAGGTCATCCGGATGAAGGAGAAGACGGCTTCGAAGGCGCGCGTCCCGGCCATAGTTCTCCCCCGCTTCGCCTTCCCGGCCGTAGCGCCCTTCTTTGGCCGGCCGGTCAGGACGGGGTGAAGCGCAATCCGGCCCAGGGCCGCGAGGATGTCGTCCTGGGAGATCTCGGACATGGCGAAGCCGAGGATAGGGTCGCCCTCGAGGTGGACTGCGAAGATGTTGCGGTAGTTGGCGAGGGTGCTAGGGGAATAGGGTCTGTTGGCGGCGACCAGGCGCGCGGCCCGCGGCGACGTATCGGCCTCCAGGAATAGCCGGATCCAGGCGCCGACCGTGGATCCACCTCCGGGCGCCGTCCCCGCGTTGCGCCGTAGATACTCAATAAGCGCGAGAGCGCCGCGGCGGGCCTGCCCCTCGGACGTCGGCCGACGGAATTGCGCGAGCTCCACCGGGAACCGAACGAACCCCCGGCGGTCCCATGCGGCCCAGGCTTCCCGCGGCAGCCCCGTCGCGCGTGTGAGCGTGATCTGCCAGGTGCCGTTGTCGGGCCGGCGGCGGATCGTGTAGGGCGACGGGATGCGCATTCCGGAATTCCTGCACTTTCCCGGGTACATCGTCAACCCGGCCGCGCTCAATCCGGCCCGTTTCTAGCTCTATTTCTTTTATGGGCCGTTATTTACGAAACGCGACCAGAGGGGCTCGAACCCCCGACCTGCTGCTTAGAAGGCAGACCAGTAGGAACTGATCCAATTCTTTTATATACCGGTATTTGTTTTCTAGCGAACGATTTATAAGCCCACTATCCCGCGCTCAATTCGAGCTTTTCGCTCACTGTGCACGCTATTCCTGCACTATTCCGGGTACAATTTCAAGGCCTCGGCCTAGACTGGTTTCGACCAATATTCCTTCGGCTAGGCCGTTGATGAGACGGTCGAATGCGGCGACGGCCGGCGCTCCGCGAAGGTCAACCATGATTATGCCGGCCCCCAGGTCGGCGCTAAGGATACGCCCTAGGCGGTCGGCGCGCTGAAAGTAGATCATATCCTAGTATCGCCCGAAATACCCCGGGAGCTTCAATCACCTCGGAAAAATATTTTCATTTTTCTACCGATACCCCCTTGACAACTTAGGGCCATTGGCCCTATACTTTAAACATCAGCCGGCCGTAGGGCATGGCTACCCCTCCCGCAAGGAGACGAAAATGCAGAGCTACCTGATCGTGATCCCGACCACCGTTTTCAACCGGATCGCCCCGACCGCCGTGGTCGACGCCATCCGCGCCGATGTTAAGGCCGCATTGGCCAAGGCTTTCGGCGGCTATACCGAGGTCGTCGGGACCGGCGGTTACCTGGCCGATTCTGGCGAGAGGATCGAGGAGAGGGTCTACCTGATCGAGGCCTGCTACGAAACCCCGGACGATGAGCTGATCGAGCGGCTTGCCGGCCGGATCAAGGCCGAGCTCAGCCAGGAGTCGGTCATGATCAAGAAGGACGGGGCGGCCCGCTTCTTCTAACCGACCCGGGGCCCCGAAGGGGGCCCCTTTTCCCCCAAGGAGGGATATATGCGTATCGTAATACGATCGAGCAGCCATGGCGAGCGGATCCCCGCGGATGTGGTAGACGAGAAGAAGAAGGAAGCGCGGCGCCGGATCCTCGCGGCCGGGTTCCAGTACCTAGAATTCCCGGCGACCCTCGGGTCATTCGATACCGGAGGCCAGGAGATCCAGGAGGACGTCACCGTGATCGAGTCCATGGTGGAGCAGACCTATGCCTAGCGTACCCGGTCCCGTTGAGCTGCGCGCATGGATAAGCGAGAAGGGCCTAACCGTCGCTCAAGCCGGGAGGTTCGCCGGAGTCGAGGCGCGGGCCGCGCGCCGCTGGACGAGCCCCCCGGACTCCGCGTCATTCCGGGCAATACCTTGGAGCGCCTGGGCTCTTCTGCGACTCATGACGAAGGATGCGACGCTGAAAGAAATCCAGGCGGAAGTCGAGAAAGGCGGAGATCATGACGTGTAGGGCTTGTGGATATGGCGATGGGCAGAATGAAACTCAAGAATTCATAGAGGTCGTCGGCCTCGAAGATGGGCCTTTCTACGTGGCTGGAAACATAGAAGGCATAACTAAAAGGAAGGGGATTCCAGTCAAGGCTTTTGCTTGCCCATTATGCGGGACAGTGAGAATTGATCGTACCCTTCATCGATCAACGCCCTAGAGTCATCCCCGCCCAGGCCCCGAAGATGAAGGCCCCCGCCGTGAAAACGGCCGCGCCCACAGCGCCCCAGATCATGCCGTCCTCGAGCATCCGCGCCCGCTTCTCGGCCGCTGTCGCCCGATCGGTCATGATGCCGAGGGCGGATCCGGTCCAGTCAAGGCGCACCTGCAGGACAGCTTTCTCGCCCTCCTTCTGCGCTACGGCAGCCTGGACGGCCAAGGGTACGGCGACGTCGACCGCGGTTTCGGCGGACGTCTGGATCCCCGCGTCAAATTCAGCCTGGGTGTACAGCTTTTCGGGCGGCGTCGATGCCGGCTTGGACGCCGGCACGCTTGGCGGCGTCGATCCTTGCGCGAGTATCGGCGTCGAGATCGTGCAGGACATCATTAGGATTGCGAGCCATAGTACTTTCAACGGCGGCCTCCTTGGCTTTTTCATCGGCGGCTGTACCGCCTTGAGGCATAGGCAAGTCCGATCCACCTACCCCTAGTGATTTGACGCCCGAGGGCTTGGCGGCCCCTCCTTGGCGGATCTTGGCGATCCCGATAAGAGCGAGGATGCCGAGGATGAGCCCGCCGGCGGCGATGAGGCCGGGGCGGAGCTTGGCCCATTGGGCGGCGAACCAGGCTTTCATACTGACCTCCAGATGCCGCGCTCGAGGAATCCGTGCCAGGTATGCTTGGCGGCCCACTCGCGCGGCGAATTCGGATAACCGTTCGAGCCCCAGAAAATCGAAGGGCTCACCGAGATCGTCCCGTCCTCATGCTCGGTGACCGCCCAGGTCGAAACGTCGGCGGTCAGGAGGAACCCGGCATCGTCTCTGGCAACGGGGGCGGCCACGTTCCAATGTCCGCGGTCATCCTTCCAGTAGTCGCCGGGCTCGATCCCGTCCTCGGTTGTATGGTCGAGGTGTTCGATCCGGCGCCCTTGTGTCGTCACGGGGTGCCCTTCACCGCCGCGATGATTTCCTTACCGTTTTGCATGGTCAGGAAGCCGTACATGACTAGGCTGAAGGCCATGGGAATTCCCGTCCCTACGGCGACGACAGCCCAGGGCTGCCCGCGAAGCATGGCCAGGGCTCCGAGGCCGAGCCCCGCGAAGAAACCGATGAAGCCGAGGACCTTGCGGCCCGAGGTCTTCCCATCCTTGCCCTTGAAAAGCCCGCCGGCTGCGGCCTCAGCGACCTGGCCCTCTACGACTACGCCCTGCGATTGATCGCTCATGATTCCACCTCCCCTATTGTTTCCGCCCCTCGCTCGGGGCGCTCTGTCCTCATCCGCACAAGCTCAACCAAGACCGTCGCCGTCACCATCGCGATGTCCAGAACAATCAGCGGCCCCAGGAACCCGCCCCACCGTAGCGACTTGTCCGCGTAGAACGGAATCACCGTCGCGATGGACACGCCGACCAGGACGACCGCGATGATTAGGCAAATCGCAAAAGCTACCTGGTAAAGGCTAGGGCGCTTCACGCTTTCCGCCGATGGTTGGGGGCTGGATGAATACCGCCCACTTCGAGTTCGCTCCGGTCGTCTTCAGGATGCCTGCGAATTCCTCGGGTAAAAGATCAACCAGTGATCCGTTTACGTCTCGGTAAAGCGTCCGATGATCTCCCCACGGATCGCGGATAAACCACCGGGCGACGCCTTCCAGCCCTCGCCCACCGTCAACCTCGACGCCTATCAGCGCGACGGTATGATGGAGCGTCTTCCCGTTTCCCGCCGGGAATGCTCCGGTCACCAGGACCGTTCCACCGGAGACGACATGGTCGAAAATCTGTTTCGTCGTCGCGTACTCGGAGAAATGGGAGAGATCGGGTATCCCGATCCAGCGCGAGATCCCGACGGCCAGGATTTCCTGCCATTGGTTCACCGGGTACTGGTGCCGCGGATCGAGTTCGTTGTACCGCTCGAGGCATACCAAATCAGAGCGGATGAACTTGATGAGGCGATCTTCCGGCTGCCCTACTCCGCTCGGGAAATGATAGCCGAGCGCGGCCAGGGCGTTGATCGCTGCCGTGGTTCCACAGGACGTTCCCGGGTCGATGACGTTGTTCCGTTGCGAGTAGTAGGGCGCCCCTTCTCCGTGGATGATGCGCGTCATCATGCGATCCTGATGATGTAGTTGACGCCGAGGATCTTGCCGCGGGTTACCGTCCCGATTCGGGGGGTTCCATTGGATCCATCAGTTACCACGTCCCGAGCCTGCCGTCTAGATCCGTCGGACAGATTGCAGTCTCCATCAGCAATATTAGCCCCAGCCCCATAGCCAGCGATTCGCTTTGCTCCTATAGCTGGCTGATCAAGCGAGGCTATTTCATGGAAATGTCCCTGGCCCTGGTCGTCCTTAAACTGTCCTAGCACCGCCGCGTCATGCGCCGTTACTTCCGCTGCGCGAGTCCCGATCCCGTAGAACGCCGCCTCGCGCGAATCGGGAAGGAGGAAATCCGTTGCGCCCGACGTACCCCACGGGCAATAGCGAAGCGTATGGACTCCCGACTGCGATCCCGAGGTATTGATCTTCGTCCCGGCGAGCGCGTTCGCAAGCGTCGTCGCGAGGCTGAAGGTGCTCGCGTTGACGTAGATGACCCAGTAGTTGGTATTCGCGGCCAACCCAGTGGGCAATGCTCCAGTCGTCGTCAGCTCGATGCGATCTCCGGTCGCGAGCCCGTGGGCAGCAAGCGTTACCACTCCCGGCGTGGCGATCGATATATCGACAGCCCCCAATGACGAGGTTAGCCGTCCATAGAGCGTGGCGTAGGTAGCCCTTGAAAGCGCTCCGCCCTGGGCGAAGGCCCAATTCGTTGCATTCGGAACCGCGATCCCCGGCCAGGGCTTGATGATCCCGATGGGGATATAAGTATCCATGATCGTGGCGAAGGCTTCCGCGAGCGCCGTGACCCATCCCGTCCCGAGCTGATTCACGCGGACAAAGGACGAAGCTGCGCCCTTCACGTTGGCCCCCGCCTGGACGAGTTCTATCAGCTCGGAGCCATCGAGCGCCGCGGCAGCCGCAAGTTCGGAAATCCGTTTACCAGCCATATCATCCTCCCCTAGAATTTCTTCTCAAGCAGCGCGAGACGCACGGTATTGCTAAGCGCCTGAAGGTCGGGCGCTACATCGAGCACTTGGACTTTCCACACGCCAAGCCATGGCCGCGTCGCAGTCACCGCTTCTGAATCAAGATCAACGAACCCCATCGTCAATTCGGCCGTCCCTACGTCGTAGATGCGAAGGCGCAAGAAGTCACTTCCCCATGGTTTGACCGTCAAGAACTTGGGGACGTCCATATATTTATTCGCCTCGGCAAGGGCTCGTGCATCCGCAAGCGTCGAGTTCGGAAGAAGTGTCTTGAATTCAAGCTCGGGAATCAGCCGGTAGGTTTCCTTCACGTAGTCGTAGTTCGCGATTGAGCGGCTGATGAGTGACTCGCCCTGGTTGAAGTCTTTCGCGTATTCGACCTTCACGCTCGCAGCGAGAAGCGAGCGATCTGTTTTGAAGCCGAGGTCTTCAATGTCCATGATATCTTCGTTGTGGATCGTGAACGATTCGGCTCGGTCTGGATCATCGATGCGAATCGTGCGGCGCCCATCGGGGTCGATCTCGTAGCGGAAGCCGACGTTAGCCCCGCCCTGAAGCTGGAGGATCGCTTCTGCGATTTCGATCTGGCTGTCGAACACTACCCCGACTTCTGAGAGCATCGCATCCGCGGCAGACCATTCGGCGATGTTATAGTTCGACTCGTTATAGGCGAGGTCCAAGTATCTATTATTCAGGTAGACAATCACATCCGCCGCGGTGTCGATGTCGATACCCACGGATCCCAGGACACGGCACTCGAAGACCGTCGTTCCGCTCCGCGAATCGGCAGATGAAAGGGTGAAGCTACCGTTCGCAAGGTCCGTCGCTGTCGGAGTCTTCGTTGTCCACACGTCGGCGATCTTCACCTGGACAGTCCCGAGCGAAGTCAGGGTAAGCGCTTGCCGGAATGTCGTTGTCCCCGTGGTATTCGTATTCGTCGGAATCGCTTTCGAGATCCTGATTGTTCCGAAGGCCAGAGGGATCACCTGATTGACGTAGGTGTCCGCGAGATAGGGATAGGCGGAAGCCGTGAACGTTTCCGTCGGGATCTTCGCGCCTCCCGCGTTCCGTTTGTCCATGAGGTGCAGAATCATTTCCTGCTGGCTCATTTCGAAATCGTCAACGTAAAGCGACGAGATGCGGATGACTTCCTCGAAGGAATAATCGGAGACGCCCGCACGCTCCTGGAGATAGAAGGTATTTGCATCGTTGCCGTAGATTGGAATATCGATGAGATAGTCCAGCTCCCCGCCGACGTTGTTGAGAACGGCATCGCCGTTGATGAGCGCGAGCTTGCTATAGCCGAGGAAATCCTGGCATTGCGCGATCGCCGGTACCGACTTCAAGAGCGGCTTGAACTCGATCCCGTCGAGGTAGATCAACTGGGTATCACAGAAACCATAGCTTCTGCCCTGCTGGATGACCGAGGTATCAGGGCTCGAAGCGTGTTCGATATGGAGCCAAAGAAGCTGCGCCGCGTTGTCCCAGTAGAATGATTTAGGAGTGGTGAGCACGTCGGAAGAATTGAGAAGCGCTGTATATCCGATGAGATAGTCCTGAACGATCTGAGAAATGTTGACCGTCGAGGTGTCGGATTCATCGGGCGCTCCGAACGTCGTGACCCAGAAAGCGGCGAGCGTGTACGATGATGGCTTCGCGCAAAACACAAACGGCTGTATGTTGTAGAATCGAGTAAGTACAGATGTTTGCGTCAGCGTGAAGAGAATCACCAGGGGCCACCCGCATAATGCCTTGTCGTTAATGCGACATAATAATTAGTGGCTGATCCATCGTCGCAATAGAATTGAGCTAAATTTCCAGTTCCTGAATTTATTCCGTATAAAGTGATGCGGCTACTAGAGGTTCTTTCTGCATACGCAATCACAAGATTATTTCCGCCAGAAGTAATCATACCTGACACACCTATCTCTTCTGATACGCTTAGGAATCCCGCGAAATAGTCATGTATTTCATCACCAGTTTTACTCCCATATATTTTTTTTAACACGCCATATTCGCGGCAATAAAAGGCATTATTTGCTGTCGCTGCATATAAATTCGTGTTTACTGTTCCTCCGCCATTTACCGGTATTTCCCCATCGCCATGTCCCGCATGCAATCCGTCGAGCTTGTCGGCATCGAGGCCGCTCCCAGTTCCGTCAACCGTCAGAAGCCGCGCGAGTATTCCCGCACCAGCTTCTGCCGCTAAAGCCGTAGACCAATTTGCCCCGAGGGCAGACCCGAACGCGGTGGACCATCCTGCAGCAATCGCAGACGCAAGAACCGCAAGCCATCCCGTTCCCATCGGAATCGTCACGTCGCGGTTCCGCCTGATCGCCGCGATCTGCCCGGCGGTAAACGCCTTGCCTTCGTCGAATTCGTAGAAGCTCGCGGGGCTCCCTGAGTCGTACCATCCGCAATAGGTCGAGTTCCAGGTGACGCCTGTGAGCGACGAAACGAAAGCCGCCGTGCATACCGACCCGTCCCCGGACGGCGTGATCTTGACGTAGTTTGACGCGCTGCCCGAGATCGCAGTATCGGCGTCCGCGAGGTAGAGCGTCCCCCCGATCTGGAACACGGCGCCCTTCACGATGTTCGAACCGATGACGCGCAGGGGCATCTCGATTCCGAGGGCGACGGCGCGCATCTCTGCGATAATCTTCGTCCAGTCGCCTATCGCTGTCGGAGGATTCGCAGGCTCTTGTACTCGATTGATTGCCATTACCGTGCCTCCCGGAAGTTGAGCGTAAAGCTATATTTTTTGTCCTCGCGCGCGGGGCTCTGGATCCCGCCCATGATCCGCGCGTACATCGGGATCATGAGATCTTGGGCCCCCTCGAAACAATCGATCCAGAACGGCCGCCCGTTCCCGACTGCGTTGATGTAGTCCTTGATCGCGGCGTATTGTTCACGCGTGACATGTGCGAAGTTGAAGGTCCGATCGATGAGCGGTTCGATGCGGGTCTGCGTTACCTGGCCCGTCAGACTTTCCCCGACGATGGAATTATCGAGCGCGCCGTCCTGCCAGTTGGCAATTGGATCGGGCATCGTGTAGTCCATCCCGAACCCTACGCCGCCCAGGTACCCCGCGCCCACGCCGGTCCAATCGATGGATACTTCGATGGACCGCACACCCTCAACCGTATCGAAGTGGAGCGCATAAAATTGTTCAATCAAAAGCATGGTCTCGGTGTAGAGCGTATTGCCGAGATAATCTTTCAGCGTGATCGTCATTCCGGCCGACGAGATCGACCGCGTATACCCGTCTTCGGTGACGCGCTCTTCGCCGTCCTCTGTAAGACGATACGCTTCGAGGGCGTTGTGGTATCCGAAGTAAAAACAGTTGACCGATTTATCGGCCGGCATCATGAAGGTCAGCGTGTCCACGCCCGCCGTATTCTGATACCGCTTCCGCAAGAAAATATGGACGAGGTTGTACGGCGAATAGTTCGCGGAGGTGTAGAGGCTGGTGATGACGGATGTAAGGGCGTAGTTCTCGAAAAGGATTTTCATACGTTCATCCTCACCTGGCCATTGTTGATGTACCGGACGGTTGACTGCGCGACGACCTTGCCGTCGAGTATTGACTGCACGGTAATAAATCCAGGTCCGGTCTGGCTTGCGACCTTCGAAGCAACAAGGTCTGCAAAGGCGTCCATGAGCGGCGAGCCCATAGCGCTCGTGCCGAACATGATGTCGCCGCCGCCGCGATCTCCGGCTATGACAGGAGTACCGGATCCACCACCTGAAGGTAGGACGAGTCCACCGGTTGCCATGGCTGGGGGCTGAGGCTGCGCCCCTGCGACAGAGGCGATCTGGAGGCCGCCAATTACCGCGGCATAAGATCCAGCTATTAAACCAGCCGGGACAAAGGGCTGAGTGAGAAACCCGTTGAGCGTCGAAAGCGCCGCGTTCGCGATCGCCGAAGTAAGATCCCAGCCCCACTTCGTTTTCGCGTATTTATATTCGAGCATCGCCTTGTCGTAGAGATTCTTCTTTTCGCGCGCCGCCTTCGCGTCGTCGTTAGCCTTTTCGCGGGCAGCCTTCGCTTCATCGTTTGCCCGGTCGCGCGCTTCTTTTTCTTCGCTATATCGCTTCTCTGCCGCTGCCTCTTCGGCCCTCCGTGTATCTTCAAGCTGTTTCCTCTTCGCGTCGTATTCAGCCTTGAGATTTATTTGATCGATTTCTTTTTGTAGGTCTGCGGCTTTCTGAGTATCGCCATCGGCAAGCGCTTTATCGAGCTGAGCCTGGAGCGATTCCATTTTCGTCTGGCCATCATATTCAATAAGGTCTTGGCTGAGTTGATACCACTCTTCAAGCGCATCCATCTGGCCGGAGTACATTGCCTCAGCCGCTTCGCGCTGGATCTGATAAGCGCGCTCAGCCGCTTTAGTCTGCGCGTCGTATGCATCCTCAGCCGCTTTGGTTTGATTTTCATATATTTCGTCGTATGCATTTTCTTCGGCCTCTATGCGCTTTTCGAGAGCGTCCATATGGCTATCGAGTTCTCGTTTATCGTTCTCAATTACCAGATCAGCGATGGCGTTTAGGATATTCAAGGCCATATCGGAATAGGATTTTAATGAGTCGAGCTTTTTTTTCAGTGCCGCCTCATCGTCATTACCTTCTAATCCTAAGGCTTTTTTTCTTGCGGCTGCTCTTGCTTTTAAGGCGGCAGTATCAAGGCCTTCTAGTCCGGTAAGATATGATCTTTCCATGGCGAGCCTTTTTATATCGGCATCCGCCTGATCGCTGAGCGCCTTATCGAACGTCGCTTGATCTAGTTTATTTTTCTCTTCCGCGACCTTTTTTGCGTCCGCTATTTCCTTGAGGGCTGCTTCTTCCATGAGACGAGATAGAATCTTTAGCGCTTCCTGACGTTGTTTCTCAAGTTCTCCATTTGCGGCGGGAGTCGCCGCGAGCTTTACATATTGCTCATAGAGCTTTGTTGATTCGTTTTTCTGGCCATCGATGATAGACTTGGCCTGGTCTGCGTTTTCTTTCTGTAGGTCTTTATATTTTTTTAACAACTCAATGCGAAGTGCTTCATCTGCTATTCGTTTTTTTTCTGCTTCTGCGGCTTTTTGTGAAGCCGAAGTGCTTGCTGCCTTCACATCATTGGCAACTCTCAACACATCTATGACTCCCTCGATGCCTTTTTTCTGAGCTTCGAGGTCTTTTATTTCTTTCTGGCCCTGAACGTTCCAACCCCATGGTGTGCTTTGAGATTTTTTTAACTCCTTGATTCTGTCATCAAGAATAACGATTGCCGATCCCGCTTCATCAATTGAAAGACCAATGTTTGATATTTCTTCGCTTTGCTGCCGTAGGCTTAAATTCTTGAACCCGCGCGTAGACATGAGGGCTTGAAGATCGGCGAGCTTGTTTTTCGAGGCACCTATTTTATTTAATCGATCAACGCCATCAGCTATCTTATTGACGAATTCCCCGAATCCTTTCCAGTCCGCGCTATTAGCTAGCAATACTCCAATCTGGTCTCCAAGATCGGCAAGCGATTGTTTCATATTTATGTATGATCCGGTCGCATTATTCGCAGCCGCAACCGCCGCCCCGCCGTAGGTAGTCGAGAGTTCTTTGATGATTATATTCTGAGCGCTCGCAATATCGCCCGTTTCAACCATAACCTTCAATACTTTTTTCTGTTCGTCTGAGAACCTAAAGCCCTGGCGAGTTAGGGAATTAATTCCCTCTATTGGATCATCGAGCGCCTTCCCTACGGCTTGTGCGGCACTGGCTAAATCCATCTTCATGACGGTAGCCATGTTCAGGATTTCATCGCTCGCCTTCGTGAAATTGATACCTTGGATGTTTTTGAATCCGAGGAGGACGTTTTGCATGTCGGTTATTTGGTCGTCTTCGAAAAGAGTGGCCTTCGCCATTGCTTCGGCGTATTCATTCAACTTGGCCGCGCTTGTCCAAGCAGAGGCGCCGGTTGCGGCAAGCGTTGATTTTAAAATTGCCTGCGCCTTCTCCATCGCAGACGCTTTCATGATATAGGCGTCAACGTCGCGAGCTATTCCAGCGATAATATTCTTCACCATGCTAAACGCGGCTACCGGGCCCTGCATGACGTCGCGCATGCTGGCGAACATATTTTTCAACTTCTCGCCCGAGGACAGAGACGTTGTACCAAGCAACCGCTGCTGTTCGTTCAACGCGGTGATCGCGGAGTTCGTTTTATTGATGGCCGAGATGGTCGCCGCATTTGTACCCTGTTCGGCGATCGCGCGTTTCTGGAGCACAGCCAATTCTGTCTGGCGTAGATCAATCAGCCGCTGGATTCCCTCCCGCTCGGAAAGCGCCCCCGCTTTCGTCGCAGCCTCGACGTTCTTCGTCTCCTTTGCCACGCCCTTCAATGCGTTGACGTAGGACTTATTCGCGAGGGTCGAGTACTTGTCCGCCTTGTCCGAGAACTCTTTCCCGAGATTATCGAAGGCAGTCCTGCATGCGGCGATGTCCGAGCTTAGGGCAGAGAGCTTGATGCGGACCTCGGAGCTGATTGAACCGGCATCAACTGGCATCGTCGCCACCTCTCCGTGCCTTGGCTTCCTCGCGCATTTCTTCTAGCCGCTTGTCGTAGATGATCCAGGCCTGGGCGTCGATGTCGCGGACGTTGAACACGGAGAAAACGCCATGGATATACTCATGCGGCGCGCCGTGCCCACGGTCGGCAAGGACGGCGGCCGAGTAGAGCATGTCCTCGGTCACCTTCTTGATGTCGGACTTCCTGATTCCGAGGGAGTATTCGACGATCCCGGCCATAAAATCATCGGGGAGGATGAAATCCCATGCGCACCGCAGAGAATCGCGAATATTCTCCAACTCCTGGCGGGCCGGGCCGGGCACCATCGTATTCAGAAGCTTGTTGGCGTGCTCGATCTGAGCCTTGACCTCGGCGTTGAAAGCGTTCTTCCCGATGGTGGCGAAGATCTCATCGTAGGACGGGGAGACAAGGGCTGCCTTGCAGATGGCGACCATCTTGTCTGCATAGGAAAGGCGCTCGGCCCAGGTTGTCTTCACCTGGGCCTTGCTCCACTTGTACTCGTCGGTCTCGATGAGCGAGAGACTGCCGATGGTCTGGATCTGGATATCGCTCAATTCACGGACCATGACCATGCACGGTGAGCCCTTCCAGGGCACAGAGAGGAGATGGTTCTCCGCGGTCTCGATCTGTTCGATCGCGGTCTTCTCTTTCCGCCCCTTCCGGGCCCACCGTGCGAAGATCATGTGAGGCCTACACCGTATCGATCGCGAGGGCGGCGTACTGCGCGAGCGTGAGGTACTCGTACTTGACGGCCGTCTGCTCGACTCCCGCCGCGTTCTTGTAGGTGGTTGCGGTGTAGGAGTAGGACTTCTTCTTCCAGCTCTTGCCCAGGCTGTCGTCGCCCATGTCGCCGACGCAGTTGTAGACGGTCGTCTTCACGTACCCGAGCATCTCGCCGGACTTGTTTTCGCCCTCGCCGTAGTAGGGATTGAAGATCTCAATCCCGAAATACGGCTTGACCGAATTGGAGTTCGGGAAGGAGAATGCCCCGTTGGTATCGATGGCGCCGCCCGAGAACAGGCGCATGAGGTAGAAGTCCTCGACGGTGTCGGAGAGCGCGCCGGTCGCGCCCTTGAAGTACCCCTCAATGATGCAGTCGGTGTCGTTCCCGTTGGCATCCGTGACCGTGTCGGTCTCGTCCGCCTTCTTGTTCGGGACGACGGTGATGGACTCGAGGGTGTCGGACTTGAGGAACGAAGCGCCGATACCGCGCCCGAATCCCGCGAGTTCAGCGGCCAAGCCGTAGACCTGGGCGTAAACGCCGGAGGAGTTTACGACCTTGATCCGGCCCGTAGTTCCGTCGACCGAGTTCGTCCAGCCTCCGCCGACCGTGGCCGCGGTAAAGGCGGCGACCCAATCGGCAGCGGTGACCGCGTCTTCGTCAGCTCCCGACAGATCCATCGTGTCGGAGATCTCTGTGCCGTTGTCGAGCTTCAGCTTGATCGGTACCGCCGAGATGACCGCGTGGGCTGCCGTGAAGTCGAAGGGACCGGCGCCACCCCAGACGCCTCCCAGAGCCGAGGTGGCTCCCGGGAACGTCCCGTTTCCGTTGTGAGGTATGAAGCGGACGCGAGAGATGCCCCGCACATACTTGGCTGATGCTTTCAGAGCCATAATGTCCTCCTAGAACAGCAATAGCGGCGCATAAAAACTCCGCTCCATCGATATCGTGTTGTCGTCCGATACGGCGGCAACACCCGACCATTCTTTCTCGTTCGGTTCCTCGATTTTGAAATGGTTCGTGTTCGAATCATCCGCTTCGTATCCGGTCAAGAGATGCGATAGCTCGTGGAAGATGTAGTCGTTAAGCGCGACCTGGGCGCCTTGTACCATGTGCGCAATGATCCGGAACCGCGTCTCGTTCCCCCGCGCCGGCTCCTGCTTCACGACGACGTAGGGGATGGCGGCCGGCTTCGTCCCGAAGGGCACGACGTTCTTTATGCTTCCCGTCTTCAGCTTGGCCACGATTTTCGTGATCATGCGGCTGCCCCGTAGATTTCCTCGAGGTCCTTGCGGAACAGAGGATAGAATTCCTCGATGAGTGGGCGGAGCGCCTCGTTCTGCCGGTCGTTCGCGAGTTCGAGATAGACCCCGTATTCGATCATGTGGGAGATGAAGAACCCGAGCTCGTCGTCCTCATCGAAGGCGTCCGAGAAAACAGTCCGCGCGGCCGTCGTCGTCTGGTTATCCCAAAATTCTCCAGGCCCTTGTCCGTTGCCCTGGCGCTGCCGGAATTCCGCGAGAATGAGCCCGGCGTAATTGAGGCAGAGCATGTTCACGGCCGCCCGCTTACGCGCGAAGATGGCTTCGATGTTCTGGCCCACGGTTTCAGCCATTGAAGACCCTCGGGTTGTCCACCGTTTCCCGGTACTTGAGGTCGACGACGAGAACGGACGAAAGGCGCGAAATCGCGTCCAGGGCCTCGAAAGGCGTCAGCATGGGCCGATCCGCGACCGGGTTGCGGATGTACGCGCCTTGGCCCTCGGCTGTACCGCCTATGCCATTCCCGGAGAGATCGGAAGCGGACCCAGGAAGCACAGCGCCTCCGGATGGTAAGTCCATGGTCAGCCTCCCGCCACCATGAGCTGGTCGATGAGGAATCCATCCCTAACGTCGCCGCATTCGGCCAGGGCCTCCCGGGCTTTCTTCAGATTCCCGTTCCCAAAGTTAGCGTCCTGCATGGCGTCGATCACCGCGTCCTGGGAATAGGCGAGCTGTTTCACCATCTTGAGCATGGCCTTGTTCGACTCGGCTGCTCCCTGGCGCGCGGCCATCCTTGCCTCGTCCATGTCCTCGAGCTTCTTCTCGATCCTGGTCAGGATGGCGGTATGTTCAGCAACATAGGGCGCGCAGGCAGGCGCGGCCGCGGGTGCCGCAGGTTCAGCTGACGCCGCGCCCATTCCGATCTCGCCGTCCTTGCCCTTCAGGCGGCCGCCGCGGCCGAGGAACCAGCGGAGGAAGAGGAGAAGAAGACATAGGGCGGCCAGGAGGATGGTTCCGGCGATCCCGATTTCAAGCGGGGAGTCGATCTTGATCATGACGGGGTCTCCTCGGTGGTTGCGTCGTCTTCCGCGAGATAGTTCGACGGGATGGTGCTGAGCCGGTAGGTATATGCGGTCTCGGGGGTAAGTCCGGTGTCGTGGTAAACCAAGGCGGTCGCGGCCACCGTCCCGATAATGGAGAAAGTGCCCGCCCCTACCCTTCGCTCAACGGCGTACATGTCGACCGCCCCCGTATCGGACCAGGTAAGGTCGATGGCGGTGTCGCTAATGGCCGTCGCGATGAACGCTATGGGAATCGATACGGGAACGGCCAATCCCTTCACGAGAGGCGCCTCTGATTTGTAGATTCCTCCGTGGCGAGAGAAGGAATTCACGGGGCCGACAGTCCAGGTGAACCCGAGATTGGAAAAGGTATCTCCCTCGAGAAGCGGAAGGTGGTAGTCGGTGAGGATGTAGAGCGAGAGATTGGTATCGAGGCCGGCCGGCTTGGCGCCGTTGGCTTGGACGCCGCCGCTTTCGTGCTGGATCCTGACCCTGGCCTTCGCCTGGGCCGCCGCGTTTCCGCTCCGGACGAATCCCCCGAACCCATCGTCAATGAGGGCGCAGCGGTAGGGGGTGATGACGGTCGGATCCTCGGCGATGTGGGCGGTGACGCCATCGCGAAGCTGGCGCAGAACGGGATTCATCCGTGCATCCCTCCGCCAATATGCGGATGCGTCCGTATGCGCAGGTAGCGCCCGGTCGATGTTCCGGCTTCGACCTTGGCCTCTTCGACCATGGACTCCGCGAGGTCCTTGTAGAACTGGTACATGTCCTTGAGGCTCGTATAGTCCGTTGCGCCCGCGCCGTCCGAGGTCCGCGCGATCGCTATGCGCTGCCCGAGCTCGGCCTTGATGTCGTTCACGATTCGCGGAGCCGCACCAGCGACGCCATAAAGGTCGATCTTGATGTTAATCCTGGCGTCGGAGATGAGGACGTCCTTCGCTACCCAGGCCGCGAGGTCGACGTCGTAGACGTAGTAGACGCCCGTGTCGGCTTGGCAGTATGCGGTCTGCCGGGCGGGCGTGGTGATGGCGAGGCGCGCGGCCTCAGTGGCCACGGAAAGGATGGCGATGGCGCCGAGAGGGTCTTTGATGCGAAGCCTGAGCTCTACCGTGTCAGCGAAAACTGCCATTATTTTACGTACTCCTCTCGGCTTCCGTATGAATCGATTTCGTAGTGGATATCGATATATTTCACCAGAACGTCGCCCGCGACGTCGTTGTCCGTTCGGTAGAGAATGACGTCAAGGTTTGCGCTCAGACCTTCGTTCGCGGGAGCTGCTATGAGAGGGAACTGTGCTATCTGTAGAATTGATCCAGAGGCATAGGTAAAAACGCCTTTGCTTCCGCCTGCGTCCCCCGTATTGATTGCTGCCGCGAATGACGGAACGGCCGCGCCATTATTGTAGAAGCAACAGTCTGCGCGAAAATTAGGCTTTGCCGCTCCCGCCTGAATGTAATGGACATGAAGATATACTGCCGTCCCGAGCTTTTTTCGATGTGGCATTTGAATCGTGAGGTGCGCCTTTTCTCCCGAGTCATTCTGCGGAAAAAGAAGTCCTAGATTTGTATAGTCAAAATCGGGCTTGGTATTGGCGCCTTGCTTCACAAGCGCTGCGGATACGCTTAGGTCATCCCATTGAGTATTTCCTATTTGTCCTAGGTCAAAGAGTCTTCCGATAGGCATATCTACACCGCATCCACGGACACGAGGGCCGTGTCACCTGAATTGAAACAACGGGCGTAGAAGACGTCCGTTGAACTGTCCGCGCTTATCGTCATCAGGTCGTTATTCCCTGCAGGGCGGTATAAGCGTTTTCCCGTAGTGGGTTCGATTGCAGACACCGAGCTTGAGGAATGGATGATGCGGACATCGACGTGGCCAGATGCGCCGTCGTTGTCTTCGTCGAGCCAACACGTACCAGACTGGCCCGCCGTGGTAAGCGCGGTCCATTCTGAGTTCGTGATTGACTTCTGGACGATAGCCATTCCGTTCTCCTTCCTCGAAAGCCGGCCCCCGTTGCCAGGGGCCGGCGCTGTTCAGTTAAGGCCTTCCGATCAGGTCGGGAGGGTGACCTCGACGATCTCGCCGTACCCAGCTCCGAGGCCGGTCCCGGTGTAGGAGGAGCCCATGAGCTCCTTCAGGTACGTGCCCTGGACGCGGTACCAGGCCCTCTCCTCGGTGGAGAGTTCCAGGACCGAGCCCATGCCCGTCTCCATGGTGAGGGGGCGTTTGTTCGCCACGACCGCGGCGCCGGGGACGAAGACGTAGCACTTGCCCGCGGTCACGCCGGGGTAGGACAGGGTCTTCTTGCCGATGACCACGCCGTCGTTGATGCCGCCGTCGTACTCGATGATGTTGGCGATCGGGAGGCCGGGCCGGTTCGAGGCGCGCACTCCGGATCCGTTGCCGTTGAGCTGGCCGCGGATCACGTTCTCGATCTGCCAGCTATCGGCGCTGTTGCAGAGAATCGAGATCGAGGGGACCACGATCTTCTTGAGAGTCTGGAGGTCCTTCAGGCCGCGGAGCTTCTTGATCGCGGCGACGAAGGTCTCGTAGGTCTTCTCGTCCAGGGACAGCCCGGACGTGGTGACGGCCGCCTGTTGCTGGGAAGCCACGAAGGTGGCGCCAACGATGTAGCCGATGATGGCGGCGTTGCGCGCGTCGACGTCGGCGTCGATGGCGGCCTGGACGACCTTGTCCATGGTGAAGAAGCGGTTCCAGAGCATGTTCGCCAAGGAATCCTTCCAGCCCACGGCCTTGATCGCCAGGGTCAGGGTGTCGACGTCGCCCTCGTGCTGCTGGATGAGCGGTACCGCGTCGTTCTCTCCGGAGATGGTCGCCATCTCGCCGCGGAATTTGAGGACGTCCCGGAGGTTGATGACTTCGGCGAAGTCGAGGTTCGTTTCCTCGCGGGCGATGAGGCTCGTGAGGTCCGGCGCCTCGAGGGCGCGGCGCGTGATGTCCAGGAAGAACTTCCCGAAGAACGCGTCGATGGCGGCGTACCCGGGATCGGACTCGGCGTTGAGCACGCGCCCGGCCTCGTCCGCCGACTTGAACGCGTTCACGATCCTGAAGCGCAAGCGCTCCAGATCGTCGCTGTTCTCGGCGACCTCGAACCGCTCGGCGAGCAGCCGGTGGTCCCTCGAGTGGAAGTTGGCCTGCATGTTCCCGCGGAACGCGAGAGCCACGTTGACCTTCTTCGCCATTTCCTTGCGCTCCTCGGCGAGGGTGGCGCTGTTGTAGATTTTCATGTCCTTTCTCCTTACGCCGTCATGAGCTTGCGGGTGTATTCCACCCAGACGCCGTAGATGTACACGGCGTCGCCGTCGTTGGTTCCGCCGAGCGTGAGCACGACGGACAGGGTTCCGGGGGCCTCGAGAACGCCGTCGGCGCCGCAGGTGAAGACCAGCTCCGTCCCGGTGGCGACGATCGCCGTGGCGGCCGTGTCCTGGATGTCCGCGTTCGCCAGGTCTCCGACCGCGCACGGGTAGACTTCGCAGTCCAGGGTGAGCGCGTCGTTGGCCGCGTCCTTGCCCACGAGGGCATGGATGGTGATGTCCGCGGTGTCGTCCAGGTCCTGCGGGATGGGGGTCGTGAACTGGAGCGCCTCGCCGGACGAGCAGTTCACGGGGATGGCGATGACAATTTCCTTGTTCGCAAGCTGGGCGAACCCAGTGACGGTCGTGGCCTGCTTGGTGAGGGCAGTACCGTCCTCCATGGTGATGGACCCCAGCGGGACGACGATGGTCGCCTGGGCCGTCTTGGCATCCACGTCCTGGGCGGCGACGGAGGCCGCGAGGCTGACGACGGAGGCCGTCACCAGGATAGGGGCGCAGCCGTAGAAGTCGATCACGCCGCCGGAGATCGCGGCGATGAGGTGTCCGACCAGGTAGTAGGTCGCGGTCGAGGTGTCCGAGAACTTCTTCGTGGTCGGGTCCCAGTAGACGGCCTGGCCCGGGGTGGCGAAGGTGTCCTCGCTGCCGTTGACGAAGTCGGAGGCCTGAACCTTGCAGCCGTCGACGATCTGGAGCCCGCCCTCCGCGAGGGAAGCGATAGCTTCCAGGGCCACGAGACCGCGGCCGGCCATGACGGTGAATTCATCGGCGACGAGAGCGACTCCCGTCGAGTTGACGAGACGGAGGCTCGTCGCGGCCTCGCGCTCGATGTGTACGGTGCTGCCCATTTACTTCCTCCCGATCTTGTGGGTGACGATCCCGTCCCCGGCTTCGGTCTGCGCGCCGTCGCGAGACTCGCTGCGCAGGATCCTGTTGAACCCCGAGTTGCCGTCGGCGCGGTTGCGCGCGATGTCCAGCATGATCGGGTCCTTCTTCGCGTTCTCGATCGCGGCCGTGAGATCCTCGCCGCGCTTGCCCGCGCAGAGCTCCATGGCGCGGAGATGGAGCGAGTTCGGCACCTTCTCCTTCGCCACGTTCTCGATCTCCTTGGCCCCGAAGGCCGCGGTGACCGCGTTCTCGACGGTGGCATCGGCGTTGGCCTTGTTCTCGGCCAGGATTGCCTCGAGCCGCTCGAGGGGCTTATCCCCGAGCTTGGCGTTCAGCGCCTTCACGGTCTCCGCGTTCTTCTCGTCGGCCTCGTTCCGCAGGCTGGATTCGATCCCGAGATCTTTCACGATATCGGTGATTTTATCTTTGCCGTTGGCGATGAGGTTCGAGAGCAGGTTTACTGCCTCTTCTCTGTCTTCCACGGTTTTCCTCCCGTTCTTGGATTTGTCGATCATGGAGATGAGTTCGCCCAGGGCGGAGCGGTCTTCGACCGAAGCGCGGGAGCACAGATGTCTCAGCGCGGTGCGGTAGACGCGGTCGTTCTGGATGGGATCCCCGACGACGTTGGTTGATCTATCGAACTGCCCCGCCTCGATGAGCGCTTTTGCGGTATCGAAGTCGAAGGGCAGATTGTGAGAGTTGACGGTCTGGGCCATCGCGCCGGCTCCGTACTCGACGGCGTCGTTGCGCTCGTAACCCATGCTCGCGATGAAATGGCGGACCTGGATCTTGTTCCCCTTGTCGTCGCTCTCGGTCACGACCTTGTAGTCGGGCGCGGTGACGAGGGAGAAATTGACGATCCCGGCCGCGGCGTCGCGGATGAACCCGGCATTGTCGGTGAAGTCGCCGGATTTTGGCATGTAGATCTTCAGGTAGACGGTCCCGCTTTTCTTGTCCGCGTTCTCGTCGATTTTTCCGCCGACGGTATAGAAATCGCTTGCCGGGCGGGAGGTGTATTCATGGCCGCGCTTCGACCCCGGAATAGGCCGCTCCTTCATGACGTTCAGGAACGACTTGAAAAAGCTTGCGTCGTAGACGCCGCCGGACCCGTTGGCCGGGAAGTCGATGGCCTCGATCTTGAAGTAGGGGTCGGAGTCTCCCTTCGAAAGCGCTTCCCAGGCCTTGTTCGGGATAAGCGTCAGGATCGTATCGGACGCGGGAAGCGTCGCCTTTGAGCGGGCGTAGTTGAAAACGATCACGCCATCTGGCGCCTTGTTCTCTATGCGTTTCATCGCCATCCTCCTCATGCCGCGGCCTTGTACTGCCCGGCGTACCATTTGTCGAGATAGTCCACGTCCTCGCCCTTAGCCCAGCGCGCGAGGTCGGAAACGAATTCGCCTTGATCGCGGAGATGCGGACGGACTTCGCAGAAGCAGTTCGGATGGGGATAGGTAGGGACCTGGTCGGCCTCGTAGGGCCCACCATCCGCGAGCGCCTGGCAGTCGCAGTTCCAGTCCTGGCGTCCGGCCTGAAGCACCCAATCGAAGAGGCCGTCGCATCCAGGGTTCATCCGTCCGGCAAGGACGGCGGAATCCTGGAGGGAGGCGAAGAGCTCGGAGCGCACGAGGCGCACAGCCCGCCAGTCCACGTTCTTCGGGATCCGCTTGGCGAATTCCGCCGTTCCACGCTCGAGGGATCCCCAGCGCTGAAGAAGCGCGACCTTGCCGTCGGTGGCATAGACCTGGATGTCTTTCGCGATCTTGAGCGGGTCCCTGCCCTGGGCGATGCCGGCGCTGATCGTAATCCGCATGCGCTCGAGCCAGTCAGCCCGGACGCCATCGCCTCCCCAGATCCGCGTGCTGAAGGTCTGGCCGTCGCCCCAGAGCCTGGAGACGAGCGAGGCCATGACGCGATCGTGAACCCCGGCGATGAGGCGCGACATGCCGGCGGCTGTGATGTCGTCAGCCCCCGCCCTCGAAGCCGCGGAGAGAACGTACTGGGCATCGACCTCGGGAAGCAGCGTCGCGGTACGGTCGATTAGTTCGGTGGTCGAGTCTTCGGTTCCTGATGCGAGCGCGTCGGCCGTTCTCGACAGCCGAGCGGCGATGCCCGCCCACCGCTCGGTCGTGAGCTCGGATAGCCCGCGCTCGAGCGAATCCTTGACGACGTCGGCCGCTTCGTCAGCCGCCTCGCGGTAGATGGCGGAGATCTTGCGCCGGGTCTCGAGATCCATCCGCGCCGCCTGCCGGCGGGCCGCGGTGTATTTCCGAGCGTATTCGCGGGCCGAAAGCGTGGCGTCGTTCGCGATGATCATGCCGGGGAACGCGATGATGTTGTTCATACCGTCGCTCCGTCGCCGCTCGTCATCCCAGCCTCAAGGGCAGTGAACGGATCGAGCCCGAGGAATTGCTTATGCTTCGCCATCTCGGAGATCCCCGCGATGAACTCTTCGTACTTCCCGGGCTCGGTCTCGGGGAAGTTGAGCTCCCAGAGCGTGAAAAGCTGCTTCGGCGTACAGGATCCCGAGGCAACAAGGGCGCCCGCGGCCTGGCTGAAGGAGAGGAGGATCTTCGACTTCGTCTCGGCCGATACCGCTTCGAGCCGGTTCCAGCCCATGGTGTACGGGGCATAGGAGGTGAGCCTCGACTCGGACATGACGGCGAGGCTCCCGCGGATGAGTTCGTCCCATGGCCGGGAGAATTCCTTGCGCTTGGTATCCGCGTACTTGACCGCCTGTTCGAGCTGGGTATCGGTCGAGGCATGGTTTCCGGTAGCGAGAGGTCCCCAGAAAAGCTCCGGAGCTCCCGTGCCTTCCACGATCGTCAGGAAGATGCGCTCGAGTGCCTTCTCCATCGCGGACGTGGCGTCGCTGCCCATGAACTCGTAGGTGGTGCTTTCCTCGCCGGATCGGTTGATGATGAAATCACGAGCCGAGATGTCGACGCTTTCGAGGGCGCTATCGTCCAGCCCGTTCTCTTCCAGCCATAGGTCTGGATCCTTCGCGGTCTGAATCTGCTTAACCTTGAACTTAGCCAGGGTCTCGCTGATCCGGAACGAGATGTCGTGGTAGTCCTTCATCGACCGGATAACCCGGGCGAAGAGGGAGTAGCCGCGGAACTCGCCCTCGTCGGCGTCGTTCGCAAAATTGATCGGGAGGATTCCTGACACGTTGCGGGCCGAGAAGTCTTGAACCGATGCCGGCTTCTGGCCGAACCATTTCACATCGACCTGTGACCGATCGAAGCGGCGTTTCCGCTGGACGTTGACGATCTGGTTCTCGCCCGTTGAAAGCTTGATCATCTCATCAACGAGAATGGCCGTCGCTTCTTCGCTCGCGACGTCGGCGAGGATATCCGATACCGAGGAATCAGAGATCGATTCCCATACCAACCGATCGGACTTGGAATCGTAGCGCGGCCAGCGCCAGGCGTTTCCGACCACGAGCGCGCCGCGATGGGTGCGGGCTATCCGGTCGGCCATTGTCGCCATGATCTCGTCGAGCGCGTCTTGGGTTTTCTGGTCTTCCGAGTGCGGCGTGGGGTAGCCCATCATCTGGGTCAGAAGGTTGACGGGAACGAAGCAGAGCGGGGACGAGAACTGGAGGCCGGCGAAGTTGCCGTGGTAAAGCCCGCGGAGCATCTCCTCGTTCGACTGGAATCCGCCCGTGAGATCGCGCTTCCCGCCGCGCTGCATCCGGCGCGTGGGCTCATTCTGTTCCTTGCCCTGTCCCCACGAGAAATGGAATCGGCCCCAGTCAATCGATCCGCTCATGACTTGAACCTCCTCGCAAGGGCTGAGCCGACGGCGGTATTAGCGGGGGCGCTTCCGCGCTGCACCTGATACCCTGCCGACAGATTGTCGACTTGGTCGTCGTGGTCTTTCCCGGATCCGTCAAATCGCAAGAGCTCGTCGATCCAGTCGTTGTTCCACTCGCCGCGCTTGACATGGACATGGCCGGGAGCCGCGAAAATCGGCTCGAGCGGCGTTGCCCGCGCGCCCTTGTCTCCCTGCTCAATGATCGCCGTCCAGGAGAATTCAGGGAGCGCCTTCTGGATGTACTCGAAGGCGTCCTTCGCGTCGAGCGAATGCCCGAGGGCCTGCCTGACGTAGACGCCGTCGGCCTTGGCGACGCCCTCGATGATGGGATCGCGACGGGCCGCGCCCTCGCGAGTGCGGGTGACGTTGGCGACGTAGAGATGCGGCACGTGGTCGCCGGGCTCGTCCTCGAATGCGAGGAGCGTCCCGCTCGTCCAGTCGGGATCGTCGCCGGCGCGTTGCTTGGCCGTGTGCGCGAGGTCCCATACGCGCATCCAGCGCTTGGTCGTATCGACGCGCATCTCGTCCTGCCAGTCGATCGTCGAAAGATCGAACCGGCCTCCTGTTCGAACGATGGGATTGCAGTCGAGCAGGGCTGAGGCCGAATAGGGCCCGAGCGTCGCGTACTGCGATTGGTACCAGGCCTCGTCGAAGCGCTCGAGGAACAGGTACTTTCCGGGGTAGGATCCCTCGCCCTTGTAGTCCGCAGCGCGCGCCGGGAAGGTGAGGATCCTGAACTGCGGGAAGTCGGGGTTCTCGGCCATCTCGCGCTTGATCCGGCCGTTGATGTCGTCGACGTGCCATTGGGTTGCGAGCACGATGCAGATGCAGACCGGCGCGCGGCGCGTCATGAAGTCGTCGGTGAATGCCGCCCAGGTCTTGTCGCGGAAGATGCGGCTCTCGGCATCGGCGCGGCCGGCGCAGTAGTCGTCGAGCACGCCGAGGTGGAACCCGTTTCCCGTGAGGCCGGACTGAAGGCCAGAGGCGTAGAGGCGGCCGCCCGTCGGCTGCCCGGTATCGTCGACGAGGACCCAATCGTTTTTCTTGTTCGTCTCGCTTGAGAGCAGGACCTTAGGGTACAGGGCGCGGTACTTAGGCGATCGGGCGATGTTGCGGCCGAACGTCGAGAATGACGCGGCCAGATCGGCCTGGTAGGATACCTGCAGGACCTCTTTGTCGGGGAACTCGCCCAGGAAATGCGGCCCAAGGTACCGGCTGACGAGGTCGGTCTTTCCCGATCTCGGATGCACGGCGATCAGGATGTACGTGGACTCGCCGCGGCGGAAACGCTCGATGGCGCGGTCGATCTCGGCGCAGATGCGGCGTGTGTGGAAGCCGTGAAGGAACGGCTCTTTTTTCATCCAGGCATAGTCCATGAACGCCAGATGGCTCTGGCGAGCGGTATCGCGTGCCTCCTCCTCGAGGAGGGCGAGGAGTTCAATCTCCTCGTCAACTTCAAGGCGTTCGGCGACGTGGCTCATTCGGCGCCCTTTTTCTTGAGCAGGGCGGCAATGCGAGCCTTACGCTCGGCGGAGGAGAGAAGTGAAACATCAACGGGGCCGCCATCGGGCCCGGTCACTTCGTGGCGATTGCGCCACCGCGCCGGCCGGCGGTTGTTCAGCCAATAGATCTGGGCCGTGACGTCTGGCGGGCAATGCTCGATGGTCGCCAATCGCTCAACGTGAGAGCCGAGTCCCTGGCCATCGCTGACCGTAAGGATTTTCTCGGAATCGTAATTATAACCAGTTGCCCGCTGGAAAAGACTTGCCTCGACAAGATCGTCCGGGCCGTCCTTACCTCGCTTTAGGGACTCCGAAAATTCTGGGTGTTGCTTTTTCCAGAGGTGCAGCGTTGACTCGGCGACCCCGATCTTCTCGGCAATCTGCTTATCGGTCCGGCCGGCCGTTGCCCAGGCTTCGGCGAGCGCGGGATGGAATCCGGGATCGTAATCGGTCGGCCGGCCGACCTTCGGCTTCTCGGCGGCAGTCCTCTTCGGCGCGCTCTTTGGCGTCGTTCGCGCGATAGAGGGTGCCGAAGCACGAGCGCGCGTCTTCGCCGCTACTTTACCAGTAGCAACGTTCTTCGCGCTCGCCTTCGTCTTTCCTGCCGCCTTAGCCTTGGCCACCAGTTCCGCCTTTGGCTAGTCCCCTAGCCTCTCAGTTCGGAAGGTGCGCCGATGAAACTATTTTGGCAAGCCCCCTATTTTCAGC